CGTTTTTCAAATCGACTCTGAGATTGCAAATGAACTTCCAGAGGGCAATCACCATTATGAGATGGAAGTTAGAGGATCAGATATAAACGCTGCCACAAAACTCGCAAGGGGTATGTTCATAGTCGCCCCGGCCGGAGAGATCAATTCATTTGGTCAGACTCTAGTAAATTTGACTTGACCACCTAAGTAAATCACATATAATCATCAGACTAAATACCATGCACCCAGAAAGGACTGTTGTCACATGAAAAACCTACCGTCTCTATATCAAGATTTCATCCACCTAAGTAGATACTCTCGCTGGTTACCAGAGGAGGGCCGACGAGAAACTTGGGATGAGACAGTGAGACGGTATTTCGACTTCTTTGAGAACCATCTACAAGAGAAGTGTGGCTATAAGGTATCTAAGAAAGAGCGTCAAGAACTCGAAGAGGCTGTTATCAATCTTGAGATCATGCCATCGATGCGTGCGTTGATGACAGCAGGCGAGGCGCTTTCAAGGGATCATGTTGCTGGCTATAACTGCTCATACGTTGCTGTAAATCGTATGCGTTCGTTTGATGAAATCCTTTACGTTCTTATGTGTGGCACTGGTGTAGGTTTTTCTGTTGAACGTGCAGAGGTAGATCAACTTCCTGTTTTGGCAGAGGACTTCCACGATAGTGATACCACGATTGTCGTTGCAGACTCCAAGATTGGCTGGGCAAAAGCATACAAAGAACTTATCGCTCTACTCATGAACGGTCAGGTTCCAAACTGGGATGTGAGTAAGGTTCGAGCGGCAGGCGAAAGACTCAAGACCTTTGGTGGTCGTGCATCCGGCCCAGAGCCTCTGGTGGACTTGTTTGAGTTTACTGTGAATACTTTCAAAAAGGCCGCTGGTCGTAGACTTACCACCATCGAGTGTCATGATATCGTGTGCAAGATCGCTGAGATTGTGGTGGTTGGTGGTGTCCGCCGCTCTGCTCTTATCTCGTTGTCCTCTCTCATGGATGACCGTATGCGTGACGCGAAGTCCGGTCAGTGGTGGGTAAGTGATGGTCAGCGAGCGTTGGCGAATAACTCTGCGGTCTACAACGGCGGCCCAACTGAGATCGGCACGTTCATGCGTGAGTGGATGGCACTCTACGAGTCCAAGAGCGGTGAACGTGGTATTTTCAATCGAACCGCAAGTAAAGATCAGTGTAAGCGGCTCGCAGAGATCCGAGGCGATGGTCATGTCCACCGAGATCCAGAGCATCGTTTTGGCACAAACCCGTGTTCTGAAATTATTCTTCGTGACTGTGAGTTCTGTAATCTTACCGAGATTGTTTGTCGTGATGGTGATCGAATCCAAGATCTTCAGCGTAAGGTTCGTCTTGCTACCATCCTTGGTACATGGCAGTCAACACTAACGGACTTCAGATACCTCTCGTCCTCATGGAAAAAGAACTGCGAGGAGGAAAGACTGCTGGGTGTCTCTCTCACAGGAATCATGGATTGTGAGGTAACTCGCCTTGCAAATGCGGAACACCTCCAAGATCTTCGAGATATCTGCATCAACACAAACAAAGAACATGCAAAGAAGATTGGTGTCCCCCAGTCTGCTGCTACCACTTGTGTGAAACCATCAGGGACAGTTTCTCAGTTGGTTGATGCCGCGTCAGGCATTCACGCTCGACACAATGACTTCTATATTCGCACTGTTCGTGCAGACAACAAAGATCCACTATGTCAATTCATGAAGGACAAGGGGTTTCCGTACGAAGCATGTGCGATGAAACCAGATCACGTTACCGTGTTCTCGTTCCCCGTTGCATCTCCAAAGGACTGTGTGACAAGAACTGATATGACTGCAATCGAGCAGTTAGAAATGTGGTTGCAGTATCAGCGTCACTGGTGTGAACACAAGCCATCTGTCACTATCACTGTCAAGGAACATGAATGGATGGAAGTCGGTGCATGGGTGTGGACACATCTTGGTGAATGCTCTGGCATCTCTTTCCTACCGTTCTCAGATCACTCCTACAAGCAGGCGCCATATCAAGATTGTAACGAGTCAGAATATCATAAACTTCGTGAGCAGATGCCAAAGAGCATTGACTGGACTGAACTCAAGTCCTATGAGGAACAAGACAATACCTCTGGCACACAGACATACGCCTGCTCTGGCGACTCATGCGAAGTTGTTGATCTGACTTCCTAAATATACAGGGTAGACATGGACGAAAAGAGTTTTAGAAAAACACTACGTCATATTGGACTCGGAGATACACTCGCAAGTATCATTCATCGTGCTACCTTCGGAAAGGTACATCCATGCTCCTCTTGTCAGAAAAGACGAAAGTTGCTAAATGACCTTTTCCCTTACAAGGAGAAGAAGGATGAACATGATGGAGCAAGTGGTGATAGCGGGAGTGGACTACAGTCTTAGAGGCCCTGCTATTTGCATATGGACAGGTGATGAGGTAAGAGAGTTTACCTACAAGGACTGTCAGTTTTACTTTCTAACAGATGTCAAGTCTAAAGCAAAGGTTTACGAAACACGAATCTTCGGTGAGTTCTTCATGGAGTATTCGTGCGATGAGTCTCGTTACGACAGCATATCAGACTGGGCGATGGACAAACTAACTGGTTGTCAAGAGGTCGCGATTGAGGGTTACGCCTATGGTGCAACTGGTCGTGTCTTCAATATCGCAGAGAACACAGGCATCTTGAAATACAAACTGTATAACGCTACCATACCAATTGAAATCATCCCACCACAAGCGGTCAAAAAACTAGCAACGGGTAAAGGTAATGCCAAGAAAGAGGCGATGCACGCCGCTTGGTATAAGGAAACGGGGATCAACTTACAAGGAGCGATCTCTCCGAAAAAGAGTGTCGTAGACTCGCCTGTTTCTGATGTCGTGGATTCGTACTATATCTGCAAGTGTCTTTGGAAAAATATGCAGAAGAGAACTTGGGGGCCTTAGAGATCGCCGTTGTTAGACCAGTGCTTGACTGTGACCTGATCAACACGTTCCTCTAGTTTGTGGATGTCCTCTCGCTGACGATCTACATCTTTGCGTAGATCATCTATCTTTGTTGATAGTTGTGTAACCTTGTGTGATATGTTCCACACAAAGCCTACAAGTGCGAAGAGTAGTGCGGTGATGACCGCTTCAGGGTCAATCAGACTTTCTAGCGTTTCCACGGAACTCCCTCCAAGTCAACCAACAAACAGCAGCAAGAAGAATAAAGTAAGCCGCAACAGGCAACCAACCAGTCGCTTCAACAGATTCTAGAATCTCTGGGACTGGATTGTTTGATTGTGGCGGAATTGATTCCGTGGGGACTGACCTTACAATCTTGACGCCATCTTGACACCCAAGAACAATCAAACAACACATCATACTAATCATAATTCTCATCATCGCGATTTTCCTACGGCAGCACCAAAGTAGAAACCAACAATCGTCACAAGAATCTGCCTGTTTTCTTGTGTAAACAAATACCCTCGAATAACTTCAAACGATACTGTTTCTGTGGTTCCGAAAAGACCAAAGAGATCAAGTGGTGCATACTTCTTCTCTGTCATCTCCACCACAACTGGAATGCCAAAGAAAGGAAGAAGGAATGGGGCAAGGATTGTCCCGAACAGGATTGCGAGTACGATAGTTCTTCGCACCCATTTACCTGCCTCCACACCCACTCGCTCGACAGCGGCGTTAGCGTTTTCGTTTCTCTTGGTTGACGCCTCGATCATACGATTGAAGCGTTCTTGCTCGTTCTGCCTTTTCTCGGCCATTGCCTTGAAAATGAATCCAGTGACGCTCCCGCCAAGCAGAGATAGAAACTCTGTTGTTAGTAGTCCTTCAAGCATAAATCACCTTACTTGGGATTGACCGCCGAGTATGCAAACTGAACCAACTTGAGGAAGTTGCCCATTTTCGCGTTGATCTTCTCGACGAACTTCTTCTTGTTCTTATCGTTGAGTGCATCGTAAACGGTCATGAGTACGTTTGCAGTCATCATGTCAACCTTCTGCTTACCATCAGGGAACTTGACAGTCATCATGCTCTTGTCTGCAACAATCTTCTTGATGTCATCGAATGGTGCTTCTTTGATCACCCAACGGTCACGAACAACCGGAGTCATATTTGCTGCGAGAACCTCGACTTGGGATG